TTTTGACGAAGTCAGTAAGAGTGAAGCAGACCTGTTTTTCTTGCCAGTATGGCTTCAAAAATTGACAGGATTTACTGGTAGGGTCTCTGCTTGTAGATTCATTCATTATCTACAAATATATAATTCCTCTTATAATTTCTTCTGGACCTGTCGTGCATTTCGGATCTTTTTAACTAGATCTCAAATGCGTTTATTTATAGCGGTCTGTGACGAAATTGGTCCGAAAAAGGCGATGGCTGAGCCCTTCGAAAGTTTTTTGAATCATAAAGACTCTATTTCGTTCGAAAGGGGAGGGTGTCAGCAGAAGCGTCGAGAAATTTTAGAGTCTTCGTTTAGTCTGATTGGTTTGGATTTCGTGATGAGATCAGGGATTAAGACCGATAGTTTGGTCTCGTTTTTATTTTCCCTCTATATGGGGAAAAAAAATTTTATTTTAGGTCGCCCTGATTCGAGTCGCTTATTGAAAGACCATGAAGACTTAATTTCTACGAAACGGTCTGTGGACGAGACGTTTCTTCGGTTCGTGAAAAACCGGACACTTGAGCTTTTCCAAGACTTCCGTTGGAAAATTAATCGCCGTATTTGTTCTCCAAATACAAAGTATTATTTCCTTGGCGAGAGTGTTCCTTTACATAATCATCTTTTGGAGTTAGGTTTAGATCGAGTTGAGTGGCAGGAATGGGTTTCCGAGGGAAAGATGGGTCCAACTATCCGTCTTCTTCTTGAAGATTTCTATAAAGCTCCACATCAACATGAGGTCAAAATTATTACTGACTCTGGAAAAAGTCGTGTAATCACAACAAATCATCCGGCTACATTTTTATTGAAGCCTTTACAATGGAATATTCATCGTCACTTGAAGCACAAGGGTATGTTTAAATACATCGGTGCTCAAGTGAATTCTGTTGTGAAACTTAATAAACCATTAAAGGATGAATGGTTATTAAGTGGAGACTACACGAATTCAACGGACTTCATACCTTGCGAGTTTACTAAAGCAATCTATGATTGTATTATTCGTAAGGTACCTGTTGAATATCATGATATCGTTCAGCATTCTTTGAACGAAGAATTGATATATCCAGATAAGACTGTCAGTTTAATTAGTGGTCAATTAATGGGAG